TGTATCTTGCCTAGTGTAACCGGCCATCTTATTTCCTTACTGTCTGTCTTCTGTTGCGAACTCTAGTAGAACAGTGTCCAACGTGAATGTAGGGTTCGTAGAAGTATCTTCGATACGAAGAGCTATTGTCTTGCCTGAACCAATGATGTTTTCAGTATAAACCTTGTCGAGACTGCCGCCGAATGTAGCAGTGTTAAACACAGAAGACGTATTGCCATATATAAATATGGAATTGCCTGTAGTAGAAACGGTATCTGTATCGGGCTGTATAACACCTGCTTCCGGTCCTTTATCAAAATCATACTTTACACTGTAATCAAAGGATAAAGATCCGGTAGGATCAATGTAAAAGGTAGACTTATAAAAAGACTTTCGCATCTGAGGGTCGTTGATAGGCATAAAAGGCGACTCGTAAATCGCGCTAATGTTAGACCCATCAAAAGAACTTCCGCTCTCTAGTTTGTAGATATACCCATCTTCATTACCGAACAACACAATCTCTGCAAGGCTATCCGTGTACGCACTGTCTGCAACATATGCTTTAATGCCTTTTGTTTCTGCCCAAGCCAGACCACTGCCGCCCTGCGGTAAGAGCTTCGTTGCCAGAAGACCGCCTGCCGCAGGCTGCTGTTCAGAGGAGTTGTACGCAAAGATGCGGTACTGAGCCTTTTCTCTAATCACTACACTACTGAAGTCGCTGGCAGACTGCATAAAGTCGTAAGTGTTTTTAGCAATCGGATCTGATGGAATTTCTAGCCCAAAGTCCCCAATACGATCCGTAGCAGCCAGCGAACGGATACCATCTACGGAAGCGAAAAACAAATCACCACCTACCTCTTGGATAGTCGGACCAGCAATACAACCGATGTTCTCTGAGATAGGTGAAACAACGTAGTCTGCTGCGGAGTTACCACTAAGGCGTTTAATCTTGTTGCGACCAAAGATGATCAGCTGATCACGGAACACTTTCAGTCCGATAATCTCATCCCCGATGTTAAGAGTCCCGCTGCCATTAGCAACACTAAAGTCGTTGTACGTAGTAGGCGCTGTGAATATAAGGTTAGTGCCTTTGGCGTAGAACATGGCAGACTTGAAGCGGGCTACAGAGGAAGCAGCCAGTACGTCCGACGTATCAGAAGACGTCATGTAAGTGACAGTGTTTGCCGTGTCATCAAAGACTGCAGGGTAGTTAACGCCATCTACGAGAACGATGATATTAGAAGAACTAAAGTCGAAATTCTCAAAGGTAACCTTGCCGCCTGCAGCCGTTGCAGATGTAGCCTTCAGTGTCCACCCCGAACCCGTACTCAGGTACACCTTAGACGCAGAGCCATCCTTACGTACTGCAAGTGTGTCAGAAGAGTTAACTACCTTCACGCCCAAAACAGGACCACTACCCGGTACAGCAGAACTATCATGCTTTGTGTAGCCCAGAATCTTAGAGTACCCTCCTTCTTTAGAGGCCTCAAAGTTCTGAAGGAAGGTAGCAGAACCAACGGCATTAGTACCCTGTTGCAGAGGGCTTTGATTAGAAATCAGTCCCCCTCTAAACTCAATGGGGAATGTCTGCCATTGTGTTGCCATTATTCGAAGCCCTTAAAGGAATGCTGTACGCGAGTATCGCGGATGTATTCAGTCCTGTTGATGTGCAAGCTGCGCAAGTTCTTGATGCCCATTTGAAACTTTTCCATAGCTACAGAAGATGCTTGGAAGTCGCTTCTAAACTGATAGGCATAATACATAGCCCCATCTACAATAACGTATCTGTACTGTTCAGGTAAGTTTGGTACATCACTATGCAGATTCAGATCGAAACCCATAGTGTAATACTCATATACTACTTCGTATGCTTTGTCTGGAGCAGGCGCAAATAGAAGCTCTTTGCTAGGTGCACGGATAACAAACTTTGGAACCCCTCGTACTCCTGCATTAGAGTTGTATTCAATATCGGCATACTTGTCAAGGTATTCTTCGTAGTTAAGTACTTTTAGTCTGACAGTATCTGTACCGAGAGTATCGTCCCGCTTGATGCGGAAGCTGTTCATGTTCACCGTCTTAGCATCATACGGGTAGCCATACCTGACTGTACCTGCTGACAGGATCTCTGTATTCTCTACGTGATTGAAAGGCCACTCAAACTCTTCCTGATTGATATGACGCAGAGACGCATTAACAGCGTCCTTTGCGAAAGCGTAAAACCCTTTTGCCGAACTGAAGTTAGACGAAGTAAGTTCCACCTCGTTGAGACGGCGGTTTACGTCGTTGACTAGCCCAAGAAAGTCATAAGCCATTTACTTCTCCCTCACACGCAGGAATACAGCCCGCTCATACTGCAAGCCCTGAGCAGTAACGATACGACACGTAACGGTATATCTAATGTTATTTGTTCCATCGGCAAATCGTGCAGTAGATACGGTAGTTGTGTTTGAACCTTGAATGAAACGCAGCCCGAAGACCGTCTCGTTGTCTGAAAGCTCTTCCTTAACGCCATCCCCATCGTTAATAAACCACGTCACACCAGAGATGGTGTCTGCGCCGAGAAAGCGAGACCAGTCGATGCTAAAGTCTACGATCTCGTCTTTGTCTTTGTCAGGCCACTTGTATGCCATGTTCTTTCCTTTATGCGGCTATATAAACCGTGTCGTTCATAGGCTGTCCTGCAATGTAAATCGTGTTGTTTACAGCAGGTATAACGATGGTGTACCTATTATCTTGAGCTACTGTACGTAGGACTACATTAGATGGCGGTATGTAGATCGTGTAGTCATCTTCTTGAGGCAGCAGGTATATAAGACGTTTACGATCAAAGTTATCCGGGTTTATAGTAAGCCGTAGGTCCGCATCAGATACATCAAGAGCAAAACTTCCTAAGCCTGCAAACTCAGCCTGTATAAATGATACCGCTTGGCCTGTTAGCGTAAACGAACCCTGACCGCCTGCTACGTTAAACTGTGCTTTAGGTGCAGCATTCTGACCGGTAAGCGCAAAGCTAGCTTGATCTGCCAGCAAGCTGATATCGAGACCTATTAAAGCGTCTTTGCCTGAAAGAGCGAAGCTGCCCTGTGCTGCGCCTATAAGTACAGACGTATCTAGATCTGCAGCCTGCCCTGTTACCGAAAAGCTACTGTTATTAGCGGTAAAGTTGTAGTCCCGTATTTCGCCTGCGTCTTGTCCTGTAAGTGAGAAGTTCGCAACTGCAGGACTGTAAAAGAATGAGGCCGTGACAGCAGCGTCTTGCCCTGTGAGGCTGAAACCCCCATCGTCTGCAATGAAGTTGTCTCTTATCGCTAAGGCTATGCCTTGCCCTGTTAAAGCAAAACTGGCCTGTGCGACGACGAGGTTATGCTCTAGGCTACCTGTGTCATCCGCTATCGGACTAGCTGATAGTGCGTTAAAGCCTAACATCGTATAGCCTTATCAGGGAGTTGCATAATCATTAGGAAAGTGGAGGTATCAGTCATCCTCTGCCGATGGCGGATTAGCGATTAACGCAACAGCATCCTCGGCGCTGTTTGCCGACGCGTTGCAGAAAACAATGTGCTGTTTTTCTGTCTCTGTGTCCGCAACCAGCCATCCATTATCTGTGTCGGCTATCCGCTGTGCTGTGTATTGTGCGGTCATACTAGCCTCCTACAAAAGAGTAATTTGAAAATTGGATGAGGAGGATCGTCTGTTTTCTATGTAAAACGAACCGGATGTCCCGCCTAGGAAAAGACCGACATTGCTGTCTATCCCAGTCGTTCCTGTCGGTGGACCAGATGTGTAAACGTCAAAATCGGAACCTGTTGTCTGCGTTCCTGCTGGCGATGATGGGCTGGCCCCAAAATCGACAAGAGCATATCCGCTCAGCCCCATCTGTGGCGCAGTGGTTTCGCCCGCGCATACCACGCTGAGAAAGCCGCCGTATCTGCCCGTTGGCGTAATAGTGGCGAACGCATCGCTGGCGATTGTTACTTGCAAGCCATTGAGGTGCATATTGCTTAGTTCGACTACGCCGCTGGCAATGTCTACTTGCCCAGTGTCCTTGGCTTCAATAGCAGTGACACCAGCAACCTTTAGCAGCAGCTTAGGGTCGCTGCCCTCGCTATTTACGTCAGTGTGGATAACTAAGTTTCCGACGCCAGAATTAGCGTCAATCTCATGATCTACACCTGTGCTTGTGTCCGTCAGTTCGACGTAAGGGTCAGCTGAGGAAAGAGTTAAAGCGCCAAAAGTCGGACCATCAGTTGTAGCCACACCCTGATTAAGGGCCTTTACAGAAGATTCGCTGGTTAGCTCACTGTCCATAACAGCGCCCGCAGCAGTGACGTTTGCTGTGTCGGTTACATCAGCACTGGCTTCAATGCCGTCTAGCTTATCAAATAAAGATGCGTGTGCAGTAATCATGACTACAGCGTTGCCTGTCAGATTAAGCAAGCTACCTGTAGAACTTTCGACAAGTGTACGAGAGAGTGTAGTACCGGATGCCGTATAAGCACCTGTACCAACCTCAAACGCATTACCGTCTTCTATGGCATAATGAATAGTTTGACCATTAGTGATGCCGCCACCTGAAAAAGATTGGTAGCCAGATACAGCAGACCCCAGCGTAATAGTGCCAGTGCCTGTTGTACTTGTCAGTACTTTTACACGGTTTGCGAAATCAACCATTGTAATACCTTAAGTAATCTGAAGAACACCGTTTGCTGCACTGAAGTCAACAGTGAAACTATCGCCGTCGTTCAACGTAAGGGAAGAACCATAATCGTAATACCCAATAAGGGGGTCCGCAGGAGATGTAACAGTGTCATTGTACAAATACACGTACCGGAAAGCACCAACGGAACCGCCTGACGCGGTGAGCGTCTTATCAGCTAACACAAGCTTGTATACGCCACTCGCCTGCGTAGACGAAGACGTAGTTACGTTGCGGTCACCCGATAGATTGCTGTAGCTAACCTGTGTCAGATTTCCCAGAATGCCATTCCCGTCAGAAGCGGGGTTCGAAGACTCGGAAGCAGGAGCAGTATTTGTGAGAGCAATCACAATTTGATCCGACTCCAAGTCCATATTATGAACAGCGTTCTTTACGAAGTCGTTCACTTTATTAAAAGTTGCCATTGTGATGTCCTCTTAAAGATACAAAGGGGCCAGCATAAAGCCAGCCCCAAAGTCTAGTGATTAGGTCTGTGCCGGAGCAACGTCATTTGCAGCAGCGGCAGCATGTTTGTCGCCGATTGCATTAACGTCCATCAATACAGCCCACACGCGCAGTTTACCTGCAGTGAGTGCATCTTCCGTAACAAACTTAAGGTCGATGGTGTCCGCAGCGGTCGTGATCATAATCTGAGCAGCTTCAGCGGCAGGCGTACTTCCGTAGTCACCATCCGAAGCGCCAACAATGTCAAGGCCATCCACGTACTTATCAACAACACCGCCTGTGAAGCCGAGGTCTACAGTACCAGTAGTACCAGTAGCAGACGTCAGAACTTCAATACCAGAAGCGAGAATCGCAGTGCCTTTAGGCACGTTAATCATCGTCTCGGTATCACCAGCGGCATAGTCAGCGCCGTTCTCAGTGATCTGAGCAGCAATGTCCAACTCACGCTCAACAAGATACGGAGCAGGACCACGAGAGCCTTTTCCCTGTGCAGGGAGGTCAGCAGCAGTATAAGCAGCCATAAGTCTTTCTCCTCTTAAGCTACGTTGTACTTAGCGGTACAGATTGCCTCTGGACGCAGAATCTTACGACCATAGAGGTGCATACCACGAACGATGTCCGCGAACGAGTCGGGATCACGGTACGTCTCAACCTTGTTGATCTGCTCTGCCGAAGCAACAGCTGAATCATGACCCGAAACAATCACACCGTAGTTGGCGTTCTGGTTAGTAGAACCAGCGGTGTCTGCACCAGTGCCGACGGACGGCAGGTTGTTCGAGACGTATACACGGAAGCCGTGCAGGTTGTTGAGAACGAGACCGTTCTGCAGGCCCGAACCACCGAAGTCTGCGTTCAGAAGACGACCGTCTTCGTCTTTCAGCATTTCGATGAACGTCGGGTCGAGGACCAGCCAACGACCACGGGTGTCAACATTCTGCTGATCAAGGCGACGCGACATACGTGCAACGATCTGCAGAGGGGAGACAGTGGCAGTCGGGACAGCAGTTGCACCCGGCAGACGAATAGCAACAGGGATCGAGTGATCGCCTGCAGAAGCCGTCGTGATAGAGTTAAAGGAACCCTTGGTCAGCTTCATTGAAGTAAGCAGTTCGTCAGAACCAGCCGTCGAAACAGCTTTGGTGCCGGAGACAGAATCGTTAACCGCGTCGGCAGCGCCGTGTTTAGCGGACTGCTTGTAGCCTGCCAGATAGCCCAGACATTCCTGATCCATCTGATCTGCAAGACGGTAAGCAGCACGATCCGTAGCGAGACGCATGAAGTCGATGTGGCTGTGGGCCTCTTCGATGTCATCCATCTTGAAAGCAAAGTAGTTAGCTTTGTCTACGGTCAACTGAAAGTCCGTGTCTTCCAAGTCCTGAGCGGTGACAGAAGTACCGCGATCATAGGTCGAGACGGAGATTTCCGGCTCTTTCATGATGCGAACGGTGTCACCTTGGTTTGCAATCTCACCAAAGTAATCAGAGTTGGTGATTGCGTTTGCAACAGCCGCCTTGCGGAAGGCGATCTGCGTTTGTTTGGAGTAGATTACCGGTGAAAAGTTGCCGTTTGGCAGGTTACCGTATCCACTTGCTTTAGCGAATGCCATAGTTGTTTCCTCCTAAGATATGGCAATGTTTAAGAAACACTTCATATCCACGAAAGAGGCCGCTTGTTTGAGGGTGGTCAGGTGCTATCAGGATGGCCGTCCTTCAAGCTCTGGGCCTCTACAGTCGGGTAGTCTTTAACGTAGCATGTGTGTAAAACACTAAGAACCTAGCTTTGGTTCTTTGTGCTAATAGTTTTACCTACTTATTTATTTTTGTCAACTACTTGTTTGACAAATCGTAGATAAACTTACCAGAACGCATGGCTTCTTGGATTTCATCCATACGTTTCTCGTATTCCCTAGCACTCATCTTAGCGATTTGAGACTCGCGCAGGAAACTTGCTGACTCATTCTCTTCTGGCTTAGCAGAAGAACGAGCCTTAACTGAGGACGCCGCATTTTTGTCGGTTGACTTCTGCGGCTTGGAGTCGATGCCATTGTCTACTTTGTATAGATCAATAACACGGGCGACAGACTTTGAGTCATACTCATCGTCATACAAAGCGTTCTGCATTGCTTTAGGCAGATTGCCTGCCCATTCGTGAAATGCTTCATCCGCACGAATTTCAGCGAAGTCTGGGTGTAGAGACAGTAGCTCTGCTTCTGCCTTCTGCTTACGCGCATCTAGGCGCATAGCCTCTACTTCTTTCAACCGATCATCCAGATCCAACGTCTGCTTCATTGCCTTGTCTTCTGCGATAGCTTCGACAATAGCTGCAACGTCAGGGTACTTCTTAGCCCATGCCTCGACGTCTTCTTTCGTCTTAGGCAAAGTAAACTCTTTGTTCGCAGACTTCTCTAGCTGGGACTCAAGCTTCTCAATGCGAGACTTCCAGTCCTTCTCTTTATCTGCCATGTGCTTGCGGATTTCACCGTAGCGCTGCTTGAAGGTCTTCTCTTCCGCGCTTAGCTCTCCTTCGTCAGATCCATCTGAGTCGGATGCTTGCTTTTCCTTTGCGGCTTTTTCTTGTTTGGGATCATCTTCATCTTGTACTTCGGCTGTCTCAGATCCCTCGCTATCGGGTTTGGCTTCTTCGACTTGCTCTTCATCGTCTTCCGTAGAAGCGTCACCCTTTAGCAGCGCCGCGAGTTCCGCTTCTTCCTTTGCAATCTTAGCCTGATTCTTATTATGTGTAAATGAATCTACTGAAAGCTCTTGTTCTTGCATGGTTGTTTTCCTTATGTTGGGGCCAGCTTTTTAAGCCGGGTAGCCTTATAGTTATTCTCAGGAGTCGTCAAGTTACACTTTCTTACCCCATTCGAAGCAAGTATAGTCTTCTATCCAGAAGCCCTGTAGTTCCAGATTACGAACGGCATTAGTCCTTATATCTAGTTCACATGCCTCTCGTGTCTTAAACAGATTTGGACCTGTAAAGTTAGTGCACCTCTTAGCAGGTACATCGCCTGCAGCCATCGTACAAGCAAATACTAAAGCAGAGAACATGATCAGGTATCCTTAATTATATGCCATCATCCGGCGGACTAAAGTCGGAGTCGGGAGCCGGTGCGTCTATGCTACCTTGATCTCCACCGGGATCAGAGAAGGAACCTACATCACCCATCTCAGATGCAGTTCCTTCTTGCGGCGCACCGAAATCGCTGCTGAAAGCGCCTAAGACGCCTGTAGGGTCAGCATCCCTACTAAAACCAGCTAATGCAGATCGTTCCGCAGAAGATAGACTGGTATTAGCGGCTCTATCAGCAAATTCAGATGCCGCTAAAGCTGACCCTACGACACTCGAAACTCCTGCAAGGCTACCTAATGGTGCTACAGGCGTTAACGCGTAACTAGCCAAAGACATCTGATCTAATGCCTCTTTTGCCTCTTCTATAGACATTTTTGAGAAGTCTAATTCAACATCTTCGGGTCGGCTCGCATCATTGTAGTCTTCAGCATCTACCCGTTTGAAACCTTCAGGTATAGGCTCATCCGACCTGACAGTCATAGACTGGCCTTCATCGTTTGTAACTACACGGAATGGATTAGGCAGGCTAGTTGAACCCGTAATATCATACAACTGTCGCTGTGTAAGGCCCCCCACATTCATCATCGCAGGTTCTGGCTCTGGCTCTTCCATAACTTGCAACTCTGAAATATCAAACGGAAGCATCTCTTCTGCTGGTTCGCCGCCAACACGCCCGTTCCGCTGCATACTGTCGTAACCCATCTTTGCGGATGTACGAAGATCTTCAAAGAATTTCACGCCGTAATACTGCACCACATCTGCTGGTACAACATATTCGCCTGCACTCAGCTGAGCGGGGATGTCATCCCGTACTTCTTCTGGAGATGCGCCCATAGGCACCTCATTACCGGAAACTGGATCTACGCCAACTGTAGTATCTGGAGCAGCGCCTGTACTCTGTGCAGCCGACTGCAAAGCAGCAATCATTTGTTCTTCATTCATGGATAAGCCACCCTCGTTGTATCCTGCATATTCCATATCTAGTTTTGCATTTTTAGCAAGCACTAGTGGACCAATTTGTATTACTTCTTCTGCTTCACGTACTGGTATGTGTTTTTTGTTTTCGCCTCTTACATAAAAAGAGCTTTGTCTACGAGGGTCAAAACCAACTTGAGTCCACTCAGGATCATTTAAAAGAGCAGCACCTTTTTCACGAATTGCTTCTACATCTAAATCTTTAACTTCACCAGATACAGTAGCATAGGGTGTTTTACCTCCGCCCGTGCCAATCTTCTCACCCGCTTTTTGGGATGCTAAAAATTTTACAGGCCCATCACCCACGCCTTTATAGTGAATAGCTTTGGCATAGTGTGTTGCTTTGTCACCCTTTGGTCTACCAGCAACAATCCAAGTATCGTAAGCTTTGTACGCTGGGATATCCAAACGACCGTTGAAACGATCTCCTATCTTTAGGGCCGACTGTGTAACACCTAAAGATCCTGCTGTGTCTGGAGGTAAGACAAACTTACCGTCTTCACGCTGAATTGAGTTTAAGGAAAACACTGTCGCTTTATCGCTAGGCTCTCTCGGTAGGGCATCCCAAGATTCAACAGGTTTATAGGCATTAACATTTTCTAAATGCTGCTCTCTAGTGATTTTTTTATCGCGTAACGCTCTAGCGGACTCTTCTAATTCAGGTGTACGAATATCAGGGTCAACTTGTCTAAAGTTAGTTACGAGAGACTTTGCATTCTTTTGCCAAGATGCTGCATCATCTGCTTCATCTAACGCAGATACAAGTTTATCATAGGCTTTGTTGGAAACCTGCCGCATCGCCCCACCTGCAGTTTTTATAGCCTTGCCTGCAACATCTCCTACGACGGGGACAATGCCTACAATACCTGCAGCCGCGTTAAGCCCGGCACCCAGATAATCCCCCTCCTGCAAAGCCTCCGCTGTATCCTTTATTGCGATAGCCTCACCTACGACAGGAAGAGATTCTAAA